TCAGCATTGCCTACGCGATGGGGTTTCGCGAGATCCACCTTTACGGGTTCGATAGTTCGTTCGTCGGAAACGAGGGCCATGCGTACAAGCAGAGCCAGAACGACAACGACCCCCGCGCTGAGTATTGGGTTGCCGGTAAGAAATACATCGCAGCGCCTTGGATGGCGCGACAAGCTATGGAGTTTCAAGAAGCGGCTCGGCAATTGGCTGACGGGGACGCGGCTCTTTACGTCCACGGCGACGGGCTACTGCCGGCAATTGCAAAGCGGATGAGCGCACCGTTGACGGTTCTGACTGTTTATTCCCCGAGCGAGACATTCACGCCGGAATATGTCTATCGGCTCAAGGCCGGCGTCGAGGCGAACCTATCGATCCCCCACAAGTTCGTTTGCCTGACCGATCACCCGGTTTTGGGCGTCGATTGTCTCCCCCTTGAACTCGGCCTGCCCGCACACTGGGCCAAGCCCGAAATATTCCGCCCTACGCTGCCGTTTGGGCGCACGCTGTTCCTAGACCTGTCTTGCGTCGTAACGGGCTCCTTGGACGAAATAGCGGCTCAAGAGGGCATTGTAATCACCGAAGACTGGTATCACGGCGGGCCGTCTCAAAGTGTTCTGCTTTATGACGTTGGAGACTTTGCTGAAACGTGGAGCGAATTTAAGCAATTCCCTGAACATTGGATGGCGCGCGGCAACGCTCACGTTGCGCCTGATTTCTATGATCAAGTTCTGATGAACCACACAAAGACGCCGCCAATGAAATATTGGCAGGATGTTCTCCCCGGCCATGTCGTTTCGTACAAGATGCACGGTTTGGCAAATGGCGCTCGTCTGGTAAAGTTCCACGGCGCACCCAAACCACACGATGTTAACTGGCTCCAACCCGAAGAAAGGCAGGCCGTAGCGGTCTGATAAGGTATAACATGGCTATTCCCTCACGCATCCTCTCGGCCGGCAACTCCCCCCTTTCCACCGTCTCGATTGCTGGTGACGGTGCAACCGGCCTTGTAGCCGTTGGCACGACCGCGGCCGACGCCTTGCAGCTTTCGGCAGTCTGGAACACCATCACGACATCAAGCGCGTCTACGGGCGTTAAATTGCCCCCAACCGAAGCTGGCGCGATGGTTGGCATCCGCAACGACAGTGGGCAGACTGTCACGGTCTATCCTGCCACAAGCTCTACAATCAACGCGGCGGCTTCAAGCGTTACCCTTGCGACGGCAAAAACGATGATCCTATTCGCCACTTCCGCGACGACTTGGGCATCCGTCACGACTGCGTAACAAAACACGGGAGAGAATAATGGCGCTCGATAGCGATTATAATAACGCCGATAACCAGCTCCACGTCGAGTTCTACACAAACTCGCGGGATAAGGAATATATAGGCAAGCCGTTCGTTCGAATCATGGTTCCAGGCGATAAGACGACGATCATTGATCAGCCGGTGCGAGATGATCACAAGGAACGGTTTACGCGCCAGTGGCTGCATTTTCAGATGCAGAACAACGAAATTGAGGTGGTAGGAACGCCAGTTGAGACTTGGGCGGCTGAAGCGCCAGAAGAGCTTTCGGAAGTGCAGCTTGGGGAGTTGCAGATACTCAAGTTCAAGGTAGTTGAGCAGGTGGCGATGGCGACTGATAGTCAGCTACAGCGTATCGGAATGGGCAGTTTAGGCCTTCGCAACCGGGCGCAGGCGTTTTTACGTCAGCGCAATGCGACAGCAGCAACCTCCGAAATCACCGAGACGCGCCGAGAACTTGCCGAAATAAAGGAACAGATGGCCGCTCTACTAGCCAGCAATGGTGCTGAGAAACGCGGCCCTGGACGCCCCCCGAAGAACGTCGCAGCGGAGTAGCGTTTAATGTCAACCACAACACTGCTACAGTTGGTTCAGCAAGCCGCCGGCGAGCTTGGGATCAGTGTGCCGGTGTCGGTGGTTGGCAATACGCAGCAGGACGTTATTCAGTTACTCGCGCTCACGAACGCCAGCGGATATGAATTGCTCCGCAAACATCCGTGGCGCGAGTTAACGAAACCTTACCGGTTCACGACGCAATATTTGACGACGACGGGAACCTGGACGAGCGGCTCGGCTGTGATCACCGGAATCCCGTCTACAACCGGCCTTGATACCACCTATATGGCAATCGGCACCGGGATCAATCAGGACACGTTCATTGAGTCGGTCGATAGCTCGACTCAAGTTACGTTGAACCAAGCGACTACGGAAGACGGCGCTGCCGACGCGATCTCGTTTGCCAAGGTTCAATACGATCTCCCCTCAGACTACGAAGCAATCGTACCGCGCACGATGTGGAGTAAGTCCGACCATTGGGAGCTGCTCGGCCCAGAGGATGCCCAACAGTGGGAGTGGCTGTTGTCGGGATATATCTCGACTGGCCCGCGCATCCGGTGGCGTCTCTACGGCGAGTATTTCCAAATATGGCCCCCCATAGCTGAAGCAAAATATCTCGGGCTTGAGTACCGCTCTAAGGGTTGGGCGAATACCTCGGCCGGCGTTGCCAAGAACTCGTTCACGCTCGACACGGACACCTGTATATACCCTGATCGCCTTATGGTTCTCTCAATCAAGCTGAAGTATTTTGAGGCTAAGGGTTTTGACACGACTGCGATGTTCCGCAATTACCGCGAAGAACTTAACAATGGATATGCGCTTGATCAGTCGGCAGCAAACCTATCGTTCGCACCAAGGCCGGGAACGATCCTGATCGGCTACGACAACATCCCAGATAGCGGCTACGGCAGCTAATGGCCTACGCCCGCCGCCGCTCTCAATCTATCCCGCTTGTTCAAGGCGATGTAGCGCGGGTTGCGTCTATTCCGGCTCCGGTTAAAGGATGGAATGCTCGCGACTCAATAGCGAACATGGAACCGGAATACGCGGTCACGCTAGACAATATGTTTCCAAATGTTTCAAGTGTGGTGCTTAGGGGCGGGTTCTCAAACCACGTTACCGGGATTAGTGGACAAGTCGAAAGCCTGTTTAACTATTCAGGCGGCGCAACCGAGGAGCTATTTGCGGCGGCGGGGACTTCTTTTTATGACGTAACGAACGCTGGGGTGGTTGGCGCGGCTGTGCAGACCGGGCTGACAAACGCTCGATGGGAGTACATAAACGTAACAACCTCCGGCGGCAGTTATATCTACTGCGTGAACGGAGTGGACTCCCCGCGTTTATACGATGGATCAGCATGGTCCACAATTACAGGCGCATCATCGCCGATTGCGATTACCGGCGTAACCACGACGACGCTCGACACCATCACGCTGTTTAAGAATAGGGTCTGGTTTATCGAGAAAAACACGCTCAAGGCTTGGTATCTGCCTACCTCAGCGGTAGGCGGCGCTGCGAACGTCCTCGACCTTAGTTCTGTTGCAATGCGCGGCGGACATCTTGTGGCGATGGCGACTTGGACCATTGACGCCGGCTATGGCATAGACGACAACCTCCTGTTCATTACGTCGAACGGCGAGGTGATTATCTATCGCGGCACCGACCCGGCCTCGGCCTCGACCTGGGCACTCGTGGGTGTTTGGTATCTTGGCGCTCCGGTTGGAAAGCGGTGCGTTGTGAAATACGGCGGCGACGTTTTGTACATTTCCTTTTACGGATTAGTGCCGCTTTCCGTTGCCTTGCAGAGCGACAAGTTAGATCCACGGATTGCGTTGTCCGACACCATACAGGGTGCCTTTGCGGAGGCGACGGCGAACTATGGTTCGTCTTTTGGCTGGCAAGTCATTGTCGATAATCGACACAACGCGGTTTATGTAAACGTCCCGGTATCGTCTGGACAGCAAGTCCAGTACGTCATGAACAACATCACGCGGGCTTGGTGCCGGTTTACCGGATGGGCCGCTAACTGTTGGGAGATATCTGACAACGAAGCATACTTCGGCGGTAACGGCGTTGTCTGCAAGGCTTGGACCGATACATACGTCGATAACATCAGCGACATTCAGACTAATTCACTACAAGCGTTTAACTATTTTGAGGCTCGCGGCCAGAAGAAGATATTCACTCGCGGCCGGCCGTCGATCTTTACGAACGGCGAACCAAGCATCTTTGTTGGGATCAATACTGACTTCGACACCTCAGACCGCACGGCCGCGCTTTCGTTCTCGCCGACTACGTTTGGGCTTTGGGATGCCGGGGTTTGGGATACGGCGTTGTGGGGCTCTGGCTTGTCGATCACGAACAATTGGCAGGGGATTACCGGCGAGGGCTATTGCGGCGCCGTGAACCTTAAATCGTCCTCTAGCAGCGTTCAGATCCAGTGGGCCTCAACGGATATCGTGTATCAGCTTGGGTGGGGTGGCATTTGATCGTAACGGGACCGGTTGTCGGGCATTGGGTTGCGGCTCGTGTGAACGGGCAATACTTTGAGGCGGCAAGTCAGGCAATCGGGATCGAGAAAGACGGCAAGGTTATCGCGGGGGTGATCTACGAGAATTGGAACCAGATATCGATCTGGAGCCACATAGCAATAGAGGGCCGGATAACTAAGAAGTTCTTGTGGACAATTTTCGACTATCCTTTTAAGCAAATCGGGGCCAAAAAGATCATTGTTCCGGTTTCGAGTAGCAACGAAAAAAGTCTGCGGTTAGTCGGCAATATGGGCTTCGTTGAGCAAGCCCGAATAAAAGATGCAAGGCCGGACGGGGATATGGTTTTTCTCGTCATGGACAAAGCAAGTTGCAGGTTTTTGGAGCCGAGAAATGAGCAAAGACAGTCCGAAAGCACCGGCCGCGCCTGATTATGTAGGAGCTGCGACTGCCCAGGGTCAGGCCAACCTTGATGCGGCTCGCACGTCCGCAAGGTTGAGCAACCCCAACATCGTTGGCCCTTACGGGACGCAGCAGATATCGTATGTGGGCGATCAGCCGACCGTCACGCAGACCTTAAACCCGACCGCGCAAGCCACTCTAGAGAGCCAGCAGGCTACACAGAGGGCTTTGGCCAATCTTGGTTACCAAGGCACCACGACGGCTCAAAACGTCGTGGGGCAGGCATTTTCGCCCACTGGAGGCCCGTTGCAGACGAGCCTTGCGGCACCGGGTGCGGTTCAGTCGTCCTACGATATGTCTGGACTTGCCCAAATGCCGGTCAGTGCTGGCACGACGGGCCAAGAGGCAATTATGGCGCGGCTACAGCCCGCCTTGGCGCAACAGCGTTCGATGAAGGAAAACCAGCTCCGCAATCAGGGACTGGTTGCCGGCGGAGAAGCTTACGACGCCGACATGAGAAACCTAGGTTATCAGGAAAACGACGCACGCACGCAGGCCATACTGCAAGGCATTGGCCTTGATACGGCGGCTCGGGCGCAGGGTTTCGGGGAACTGCAGCAGCAGGCCAACCTGCAGAACACGGCGCAGGCCCAAGTCCAGAACCAGGGCTTGCAGGCCGCGCAATTCGGCAACGCCGCCCAGCAGGCAGAACTACAGCGCCAGCTCGCCTTGCGCCAACAGCCGCTAAACGAGATCGCCGGGCTTATGAGCGGGAGCCAGATCCAGTTGCCCCAATTCCAGCAGTACACCGGACAGAACGTCGCGCCCGCGCCAACCTTTGCGGCAACCCAGGCCCAGGCACAGAACGCGATGAACCAATACGGGATCCAGCAAGCCGGGGCCAATGCCAACACGGCGGGGCTTTATAGCCTCGGCGGCGCGGCTTTGGGCGCGGGCGGTTTATACGGTGGCCTCTCTAGCCGGCCTAGCCAGCCTAGCCAGCCTAGCCAGCCACGGGCAGGAAATTAGTCATGGCCGACGTAGCACAGACGTTTATCGACAAGTCGGCCGCGCGCGAGCAACAGGCGCTTTCGCGCCAGCAACGGCTTGCCGAGATTTTGCAACAGCAGGCTTTCCAGCCCGATCAGAAATTCAG